CTTCCAAAGAATTATTGATAAAAGAAAACAAGCTGGTTACAAACAGTGCTCTTGCTCACACTATCTCATCAAAGCCTCTAGTTGGGAACATTTCATTGTTCTCTATCACCCTCTTGCGCTTTGCATGTATCATGTTGACAATACTAGTTGGCTTCATCACAAAGAAATTTAAAAACTGCTTGCCAAATACATCAGAGTACACTTCAATAAAATCATCAAAGTACTTGTTTGTCACCGCAGAGTCAATGATAATGGCAGGCTTGAATGGCATTTTCACATAGTCCAGCCATGACAGATCTTTGATCATTGTTTCATCTGTCTCTACCAACTGCATTCTAGACATCTCCTCAGTGTTCTTGTTAATCATGTCAATTGAATCTACCACCTCCTCATCTGAATCACTTTCACCATCTGGCAAGCCGAACATGGCTGCAAATTCTTCCATCTCATTTATTGACATCATCTCCATGGCTGCCATTCTCATGAAGTCTGAAGTGTCTGAGGCACTCTTATCATCATCAATTGTCTCTGCAGAGTCTGGCTTCTGCTCAAACAGTGAGTCAAGATTTGGAAGTTTATTCAGTCCCATAAGTCTCCTTCGAAGAGTGTCACAAGCCCATTTCTCATAATCACTATCTTTAATTATCTGATCTTCTATGGACTCCACATGCATCTTGTCACTTCTAAGCCAACTTGACACATGGTCATCTGAGGAACTTTCATCAGTCTTATCATGTGTGTCATTGTTTCCTAGATCTCTCGTTCTAATTCTATAGGACAGTATGGTGTACTTCCTTCCATGATCTATGCATACAAGTCTAATTGTACTATAATCAGTCACCTCCAGCCTCATTGAGTTGGTTCTCATTTCTGGAAGGGCTGTCAACCTCTTGAACACTACACGGACAGATCTCACATGCTTGGTGCTTACAAGTCTCTTGACATTGAAATCCCAGTATGAGGTCTTGACCTTCTGAGCCGGCACAAGAAAGTTCCATCCGAGGTCTTTCACGAAATCAAGTATTGTGTGTGACATGTGTGATAGTTCATGCTCACTGGCACATATGATCTTTTCAACGAACTGATCTTTTGCGTGAATTTCAACTCTAAATCCTTCCATCACACCGGTGTATATAGCTGGTCCTCTATACATTCCATCCTTAGGTATCTGCCTCAACGAAAAATGTCCGATCACCCCTAGTCTAAATCTCTCGATGAGGCTTGGAATTATTGAGTTTATCAGACTTGAGCTGCTTCTATTCTTTGCATATTTTATCAATATACTAAGAGCTATTTGACTCTGAGAAAGTTCATACATGTCTCTAGTCAGCTCTGCACTTGCAAATGGGTCTATATTCTCCTCCAGCAGATTTTCTATAAATGTTGACTTGTCAATGATCATTGGTGCTCTGAGACTTCTCCATATTCTTTCTGTTAGCATCTGCATCGCAGCTCTGGCATCAGTCACATTCTTGACAGACACATAGTTGAGCTTCTGGCCCTTCCACTGACAATTTTCCACCATAGATCGCACAATATCAATGGGAGAGCTGACAACATTGCTTGGAGCGTAGGTTCTGACAGTCTTTTTGCTTGCTGAGACTGACATTATGAAGTTCCTCAGTGACATGTGATCATTGAATGGTGATGACTCTAGTGTCTCCTCTGGATTGCTCTTGAGCCATGTGAATCTCTCCTGATAGTGTTTCATCACCATTGTGTGCGAGAACCTTGTGCCTCTCACATCAGGGATCTGAAACCACAGCCTTTGCACCACCTGATACAGCGTCACTGACTGGACTAGACTGCTAGTGGCAACATCTAGTTTACTAGAGACGGATCTTCTGTTCACATAAGCACCTAATGAACTCTGACTATAATTTGACAAAACCGACAAGACTGAATCATAGAAGTTGCCAAATGAGAATAGCCACTTATACTCGAAAAGATCTTCGTCGTTAAACTTCTCAGCTATATTGAAGAATGTTTTATGTGAATGCTGAGCACCCATCATCCCCTTTGATTGCAATATTACACTGTCCTGTAGTATGTAAGATGAGGCAGCATGCAGTTTTGCATCAGTTTGAAATGCCATGGACTCAGATAGAGCTGGATTTGACGCTTGCATTCTAAGTTGCATCAGTGAGTCCTCGGTTGTTGAGCTTTCTCTATACAGGTTTATTAGATTCTCTTCTATGTAGGTTCTGATGTCAGAGTCGTTGACACCCAAGGCTTTCTTGAATGCATAGTACTTGGCTGACTGACCAAAGGAGATGTATGTTCTAACAGTTGGCTTGCCATCCTTGGTGAACTCAAAGTTCTCATCCTTGTACAACCCCAAGTGTATGTTCCTAAATCGTCTGTCTGCGCAGGCCATGTACACTGCCATGTCATATCCGAACATCCCACAGCATAGCGGATGCTCTAGCAAGAAAAAACCAATTGACGGATGCGGGTTCTCTAACAAGCATTGTCTGTATTCCGGCCATCTTTTGTTTGTTCGATAGCCAAGTGTCTTGTAATGAGCACTCATTTGGCCATACTGACACACATTGCACAACATGACAGATCCGCTATGTTCAAATAAGTTATTCCTTAGGTTTGCGTAAGTGCTGTATCGATCATCCATCTTTGAGCTTGGGTGAGTCTTAATGCATGCTGCAACGAACTTTATTGCGGGGGTTAGCAGAGTGTTCTTGTAGTACCAGAGAGAATTGAACTCTTCCACATTTGAGTGGCCGGAAGTTGAGCTCTTCTCAACACTCTGCTTTGCACAAAACAGAGGATACAACCTGGATTTTGCTTCGGTGTACACACTCATCATAAGTCTCAAATTTCCCTCAGTTATCTGATTTGCCTGCCTTTGACTAGCATTCTTAGGATCCTTTTCCACGACAACAGACAGTATGCAAGACGAGTCATCAGAAGACACTTTCGTAGTGGATATTATGTGATAGTCATTTGATTCCAACGAGTACATTTTCGAAATCTGATACTTCAGTCCATCCATAGAGAATTTCTCCCAGAGATACAAGTACCCTGAGTGAAGCAGACTAGACGTGTAATGCAATATTCCTTGCATCATGTTGGATCTATTCTTTAGCATTCTAGACCTCGGATTTAGTAAGTCAGTGAACTTGCTCAGGCCCATGTATTGATCCTTCATCTCGTTCATTCCGTCATCAAAGCCGACAACATCAGGATGTTTGTCATACAGGTCTAGCAGCTGATGTGGAAGCTCCAGTTTTTTATTTGTGACAAGATTTAACACACACATTATTGGCTCAATGAACTCATCGGGAAGCAATCTACTAAGGAAACATCCAAATACAGGCATAACAAACCTTTGAGCCCAAGTGGTGGCATCATCAGAATTGATTACTGTAGCAGACAATCTGCTTGGCTTCAATCTGGACATCACGTCATTGAAGTGTGCATCTGTTCTAGATAGCTTCTTGTCTCCTTTAGTCAGCATTTCATTGTCCATCTCATCACAAACCACTCTGCAGATAGTCTCTACAAAATGGACGACCACTCTGCATCTGAACTCAAGGACAAATATCTCTCTCACTCCTCCGATTTGAAGCTTCTTAAACAGGTTGCTAACGATGCCACCATAGTCGTCTTGAACTTGACATGCTAACGTTCCAACTTGCTTCATCACCTTGTAGTCTATTCCTTTCTCCATCAAGTGAACACTAGCCTCGAGACACGTGACTCTGTCATTCTCCCTTTCCTCACTGAGGTGCTCTTCTCTCTGAAGATCACCAGCAGCTGACTTCTTCATCGTTGCTAACTTCTCAATATCTCTACCTAGCAACCTTTCTACACCTCTGTTCAACAGCCAGCTCTTGCAATCTGGATGTTTTTCTTCGAGTTTATTCTTAAGCATGTCTCCAATTGCGCAGACAAAGTTGGTGTTGAATTCATGTGATCGCAGCTTCTCTGCAGATGTAGATTTTGTTCCCATGTGTTCTGGTCTAGCATCCCTCATCTTTATCTCCTCACTAACCACCTTTTGGAAAATTTTCAAGAAGCCATGCATTTCCTTAGCATCATCCTTATTGTGTAACACTCCAAAATATGACAAGTTAAGAGCAATCTCAAACTTCCTCACAGGCCTTCCAGTCACCCACGATATTAGATTGCAGTCCTTGTCTAGTGATTTGTCAAATTCCGCTATATTGAACTCCTCAGTGGATGTGTACCTCTTTCCAGGCTTCATGTTCATGAAGCAAGTCATGACTCTCTTCCGTAGCCAGATACACAGTCGACTTCTGGAGTACCGCTCCCACTTTGATATAATCTTCAGTGGATCATGATTAATCATGTTGTCCATGCACACATCCATGTATGCATACCTAACTTGCTGAATCTCCTTGCTTGTCTGCTCCTTACCCTCCATCCAGAAGAGAAGGCTAGCATTGAAATGGTCATGACAGTCAGCTGGTATAACAGACAGAGGTGTTGATAAGTACACCGAGTGTAGTGACATCCACATGGCTAGTA